AACCAGCCCTTGCGGACGACTGGCGCGGCGGTGGTTGGTTCCGCCGCGCCACCCCTTCTTCTCCAACTGCCGAGAGAGCTATGAGCGACGACGCCTCCAACCTGTTCCAGATGGGTCCTGCCGACCTCGAAGCGCTGGGCCGCCGCGATGGCGAGCGCCGGGCGCGCGAGGCCATGGAAACTCGAGCCTTCATCGCCACCGCCACCCGTGCCCATTCCGAGAAGTACGCCCAAGGCCCCATCCCCGAGGGCCTGCGCGCCGTCGAAGAGGCGATGCGCAACGCCAAGCAGGGCGAAGCCATTCCGGTCCCGCCCGGCGTCGACATCAAGGACATTCTCGTTCAGCGCCACGCCACGCACGGCGACTTCACCGACGACGCCACGACGGCGCAGGCGCTCAAGCGCGTCATGCACGAAGCTAAGAACTGGGAAGGGTTGAACCCGATCAAGCGCGAAGCGCTGGAGAACATCGCCACCAAGATCGCCCGCATCCTGTCGGGGAACTCCAACCATGCCGATACGTGGTCCGACATCCAAGGCTACGCGCGTCTCGTGGAAGAGCGCCTGTGACCCTGTGCGCAGCCGGGTTCTTCGTCCTTATCGCGCTTGTGCTCTACGGCGCGTGGGTCTTGGCAAGCTGGGAGCACAGGCTGATCACCGATTGGCTTGACGGCGACCGTTCGACGCCGCCGCCGACCAGCGCCTTCTTCCCCGAGAGCATCGCCCGCCAATGGTGGGCTGACTACGAGAAGCGCAAGTGAACCCTCCCAACACCTACGACGCAGTCACGCTCGACCAGATCGCCGTCTTGTGGGCGGCGCAGCTCACCACCGCCCAGATCGGCGTGCGCCTCCACATCCCGAAGAACTCCATCTGCCGTCTGGCGCGCACGGCGCGCCTGCGCGGCGACAGCCGGTTCCCGGCGCGAGGCTTCGTCAACCGCCGCAAGTCCGATCCCCAGCCGGAGCCCGAGATCGTATCGCTGCCGCCTCGCGCCCCGAGGAGGTACGTCATGGTTGGACGAAGAGAGGTTCGGCTTCCCCCCGTCGCCCTTCACAACCCGCCCCGCATCTACGAACTGGGTCCGCACGCCTGCAAGTACCCCATCGCCGAGCCTGCGCCGCGCGATCACCGCTTCTGCGCCAAGCCGCAATATCCCGGTTCGGCCTATTGCCCCGAGCACGACGACCTGTGCCGGTCCCTTCTGTACAAGGCAAGACTTCGATGAGGTTAGTTGCTCTCGTCCTCATCGTCGTGGTGGGCACGCCGTCATCCGCCATGGCGGCGTGCCATCACTACTCGCACTGGGCCTATCCCTATCCCCAGCCGCGTTGCGGGCTCCCGAGACCTCGCCCCGCCGTCGTCGCCGCGCCGCGACCGGCCCCCGCCCCGGTCAAGGTTGTCGACATCGCCGCGCCCGTTGACCTCGAAGCCGAGGCTCGCGCGCAAGCCGTCGCAAGACTGAAGACGACCCTGAAGGCGCTACAGAAGTGACCCGCGTCGTCTCGCTCGACTTCGAACTGGCCAGCATCCCCGACCTCACCGACGTGGGCGCTGACGTGTGGACCAAGCACGCAGACACCGTGCCGATCCTCGTTGGCTTCGCCCTCGACCATGACGAGCCGCATGCGATTGGCGTCGATCTCCTAGGGCTGCACCCGTCTCAGGTAACAGGCAACACCAAGGAAGAGCGCGACGCCGCCGACGCCATCACTTGCGCCCACGCCCTGCGCGACACGCTGCTCGACGCCGTGTCCGACGACAGCGTCGAGATCCATGCGTGGAACGCCAACTTCGAATTCAACGTCTGGAACAACATCTTCGCTGCCCACTTGGGCTGGCCGCATCTCCCGATAGAACGCTTCCACTGCACCATGGCGTCGGCCGCCTGCGCCGGGCTCCCGATGAGCCTCAACGAGGCGGCTCTCGCGCTCAACAGCCCCTACCTCAAGTCGAAGGGCGGCCATCTCCTGATGATGCGCATGGCCCGGCCACGCAGGATCGAATGCGACGGCACGATCCACTGGTGGCACCGCGAGGACCCCGCCAAGAACAGGGAACTGATCAAGTACAACGTCGGCGACGTGCGCGCCGAGAGGGAGGTTCATCTGCGCATCCCGCGCATGACCAAGCGCGAGCGCGAGATCTGGCTCGTCGACCAGCACATGAACATGCGCGGGCTCCCGGTCGACGGCAAGCTGCTCGACGCCATGCACCAGATCACCTTCGACGAATTGATCCTGCTCAACCAGCGCATCTGCACGCTGACCGGAGGCCACGTCTCGGGCTCGACCCAGAACCTCAAGCTGCTCGCGTGGGCGCAGGGCAACGGCTACCCGGCCAAGACGCTGGAACGCGACACGCTCGACGCCTTCATCCGTTCGACCGACTATTCCTCGCTCCAGCCGCACGTTCAGGAGGTGCTCCGTCTCCGGTTCGAAGCGTCCAAGACCTCAACTTCGAAGCTGCGCTCCATCGCGCATTACGCCCAGCTCGACGGCTGGGCGCGCAACCTGATCCAGTATGGCGGCGCGGTGCGCACGCTCCGTTGGGCGGGCCGGGGGCCGCAGGTCCAGAACTTCCCGCGGCCCATCGTCAAGCATGTGCCCGAGGCCATCGAGGCGATCCGCGACGGCATGGACGCCAACGGCTTGCGCCTTCTGTTCGGCAACCCTCTCGACGTGGTGTCTTCGTGTCTGCGCGGTGTGTTCGCGGCCCTCCCCGGACACTCGTTCGCGATCTGCGACTATCACGCCATCGAAGCCATCGTGCTCGCTTGGCTGGCCGAATTCCCGGCTCTCTTGGATGTGTTCCGGCGCGGCGACGATGTCTACATGTTCACCGCCAAGGGCGTCGGCTCCGGCAACCGCCAGTTGGGCAAGGTCCTTCGCTTGGCGTGCGGCTATGCGATGGGCCACGTCAAGTTCCGCGAGACGGCGGCGGCCCCTCCCTACAATCTCCCGTTGACGCTGACCGAGGCCAGAGCAGCCGTCGTCGCGTTCCGCGCCGCCAACGCGCCCATCGTCTCGCTCTGGCACGGCTGCGAAGCCAGCGCGCGCAACGCCATCCTGCGGCCCGGCGACCTCTTCACCTTCCGCAAGCTGCGCTTCCGCATGGCCAGCCCGAACGGCCGCCTCGCCGGATCGCTCCTGATGGAGCTGCCGTCCGGCCGCAACCTCGTCTACCGCAACGTCCGGCTTGAGAACGGCCGCATCGTGTTCTGGGGCGTCGACCAGATGACCCGGCGCTGGAAGGAACTCGACACCTATGGCGGCAAGCTGGTCGAGAACGCCACGCAGGCGGTCGCCCGCGATCTGCTCGCCGAGGCCGTCGTCCGGCTGGAGCAGGACTACCCCGGCGCGGCCCTGACCACCGTCCATGACGAGATCATCGCCATGGAGCGCGACGACCGCGTCAAGACGCTCTTCTACGTGATGCAGGGCATCATGCGAACCCCGCCAAGCTGGGGCTCGGGCCTGCCGCTGTCATGCAGCGGCGCAATTACCAAGCGTTACGGGAAGATATGATGAGCCACGCTGACAGGAGAAGAACGTATGAGAACCCAGCAACACGCCAAGAAGAACGCGCAACTGGACGCTATAGTCTGCGAGATACAACGCGCTCGCGGAACTGTGGACAGGATCGACCGGCGCAAGCACGTCATCGTCTACTGGACTACGTTCGAGGGAGACAAGCGCATTCAGGTGTGCCCGTCGTCCAGCCGCTCGACCAGCGGCGTCAGGAACTGCATCAGTGAGATCCGGCGGGAGGCAAGACGATGTTCAGCTACGACGCGATCCAGCTCTTCGACCTCGGTTATGGCCCGCGCCTGATCCCGGTCACGCCGCCCGACTGCACGCTCTCGCTCTCGACTTCGATCAACCCCAAGCACCGCGGCAAGGCCCCCGGGCTCCCGACCATGTCGGGCTGGGTCGGCCTCAACCTCAACGACGCCAAGCGCCGGTGTCTGGATTACGCCACCGCCAAGCTGTGGCGTGACGAGTGGGGCGCGAACCTCGGCTTCGTCGCCGGAGACGGGTTCGTCGTCGTCGACAACGACCAAGGCGAGCTGTTCAGCCGGATGCTGCGGGCGATCATCGCCAAGCGCACCGGGCAAGAGCCCCTGCGCAGGCACGTCGCGGACCCCAAGCACACCCGCGACGCCTTCCTGATCCGCGTCGTCGACGAGAAGGGCGATCCTGTCGACATCCGCAGCCGCGAGATGAAGCTGCGCAAGGGCGTGGTCGCCGCGACCGTGCAACTTCTGGGGCATGGCAAGCAGTTCGTAATCGCTGGTGTCCACCCTGAGACCCGGTCGCCCTATGTCTGGGAGCGCGAGCTGCCGCCGCTCGACCAGATCCCAACCCTCGACGTGCACCAGTACGACGAACTCCAGCAAGACTTCTACGACACGGTCGCTGAGGAGGGATGGGACTTCGACACCCAGACACACCCCGTGTCTGCCGTTAGAGGGAACCTAGGGGGCAATCCCTCTAATTCCGCTGGGAACAATATTCCGCCGCTAATTACACAAGACATTCAAGGCTTGCTCACACAAGCTCAGACACTCTTGGACAAGATCCCCAACCGGGAAGTCCCCCTCGGGACACAATCCAACGCCATCGACGACTGGCTCGATGCCTATGAGAACTGGATCAAGGTCGCCTACGCCCTGATCGCCTTCTTGGGGGCCGCCGCGCACTCGCCCGAAGCCCTCGCCTTGTGGGTAGCGTGGTCGGACGGTCGCGCCCAGTCACGCCAGACTTCCGAGAGCGTCTGGCGCAGCGCCTTGGGCCAGCCTTCAACTCAGTTCGGTTCGGTCGGCCTCGTCCACATCGTGCGCCAGTTCGACGCACCTGAACCCCCCGACTTCCCCGACATCGACCCCGACGACGAGATGCTCGCCGCGCCCTCGCTCACCCCGATCTGGGACCAGCTCAAGCGCCGCTGGGCGTTCAGCAAGGCCAAGGGCTTCATCGACATGCAGACCGGCCGCGCCTGCGCCAAGGTCGACTTCGCCGACGGCGAGGCGTACCGGGTGCGCGCCCTGTGCCGCGAATTGCGCGTCCCCTTCAAGGGGTCGCCCAGTGCCGCCAGCCTGTTCCTGCGCCAGCCGGACCGGGTCGAGGTGTTCGACATCACCTATGCGCCGGGCGACCCCGTGCTCGTGCCGTCCAAGGACCCCGGCATGCCGTCGTTCAACCGTTGGCGCGCGACGGCGATCCCGGCCGAGCCGGTCGGACGGGACAGCGTCCAGCGGTGGCTCGATCACCTTACGTTCGTGCTTGGCTCAGACCAAGAACGCGACCGCTTCCTGCGTTGGAGCGCCTTCGTCGCCCAGCACCCGAAGGTGAAGCCGAACTGGCACTTCCTCGTTCTCTCCGAGGCGGGCGTCGGCAAGGACACCATGACCGCGCCCCTCAAGCTGGCGGTCGGGACCGACAACCACGTCGACATCGCCAGCGACGATCTGGCCGAGCCGTTCAATGGCTACTGGGTCGAGAACAAGCTGGTGATCGTCGGCGAGTTCACCAAGTCGAAGCGCGACGCGAATGAAGTCGCCAACCGCCTCAAGCGGCTCTTGGCCGCGCCGCCAGACACGCTGATCGTCAACCAGAAGAACCTTCGCCAGTACGAGATCCCCAACCGCACCGCCGTCGTGATGTTCTCCAATAATCCGAACCCGCTCTATCTGGAGCGCGGCTCGCGGCGCGTGCATGTCGTCAACCGGCTCAAGCAGAAGCGGCGCGACGACGCCTACTATCTCGACATGGTTCGCTGGCTGGACAATGGCGGCGCGGCGTCGTGCGCCGCCTATCTTCTGACGCTTCCCTTGACTGACGCCGAGATCGCCGAATTCAAGGGCGTCGCCCCCGTGACCAGCGACAAGCTCGATCTAGAGGAGCAGAACGTCGATCCCGGCAAGGCGGCGCTGGAAGACCTGATCAGGGACGCCCGCGAGGGGTTCACCGCAGACACGCCCGGCGTCCTCGTAGCCTCGGCCGAAGAGCTGTCGGGGTTCATCGAGCTTCGGCCCGGCTTCAAGAACCGGGCTCCGACCGCGCGGGTGGTCAGTGCGTGGCTGATGGCGATGCCGGATGTTCAACGGATCAAGATCGACCCCAAGCACCCCAACCAGTGCGGCGTCGTCACCGCCATCATCGCGGGCGTCAAGTATTGCGGCCGTCTGTGGGCCTTGACCGACACGACCGTCGACGGCCGCCTGTGGTCGGCGCTCTCGGAGACCGAGATCATCTCGATCTGGAAGAACCTCGGCTCGTCGAAGGGCAAGCGCGGTTCGTTCGTCGTGGTGCCGGGCGGCAAGGGCAAGGATTACCCGGACGACGACGGCGAGGAACCCGTGTGATTGCTTGACAGTTCGTTACATAACCACTACTTCTGAGACAACTGTAGGAGCACCCCATGCCCGGAGCCGCCACGCGTAAGGCCGCGCCACCCCGAACCCCCATCACTTCCCCTATGTCCATCGGCGGCCTCGCCGACAGGCTCGGGGTCCCGCGTCAGCGTGTCTACAACCTCATCAAGCGGGGACAGATCAAGGCCGAGCCTCTTAGCGGGGGCCTCGTCATCCAACCGGAAGAGGCGGCGCGCGTCATCGACGCCGCCGTCCGCGTCGACACGCGCGAGGGCCGGAACCGTCTTGCCTTCGACTTCATCTGATCCCGTTGGAGATGCGCGTGAAACAGTTCTTTGAGACAGTGGCAAAGGATTTCTGGCAGGGGTTGATATACGGCGTCTTGATGGGAGCTTTAGGCGTTGAACTCATCATGGCCGTCCTCAAGATAATCCTGCGATGACCGATCTTGAAGCCCAAATGGCGCACGACCGCCTTCTCTCAGCCGCTATCGGCGGCGGGATCGGCATCGTCATCATGCTCGGAGCAATGGCTTACTGCCTCTGGGTGTATGGGCCATGACCGACCGTGAATTTCTCGCCCAGTTCATAGCGACGCTGGAGCGCATGGCGGCCACGGCCCGGTTCGACGACCTCGCCTACTTTCTGCATTTGGCGGCGCTGGAGGCGGCGCCATGACCCTCTTCGTTGGCATCGCGATTGGTTTCATCGCCAAGACCATTCTCGACTGGATATTCGCGCCATGAGCATCGACACGAGCCCGGAGGGGCTGGCGCGAAGGAAGGCTGATCTGATCGCTCTAAGGGATAGCGGGGCTGGCATCTGGCCAGAAGATGTCGTCCTCGCCCTGATCGACGCGCTGGAGGAGGCGCGGGCGACCAACAAGATGCTGAACGCCGACCGCCACGCGCTGGAGGCGCGGCTTGAAGCCGCGCTGAAGGGAGGTGAGGCCCCTGCAAACCATACCCAATCCGTTGACGAAGGCCCCGGCGTACAGGCTGCGACCGGGGCCGCGCCATGACCATCCCAACTTACTCCGAAGCGCTGAACACGGTTATCGATGCGTGTGAGACGGCGCAGAAGACCATCGTCGCCTTGGCGTCCGAACTGGAGGAGGCGCGGGGGAATGTCCGTCTGGCGATATGGGCGCTAGAGCC